TACATGAAGAATTTTTGGTTTCAAGATCTTCAATATCTACAATTTTCATAATTATAATATACTTTTTAAAAGTTTATCCACGGGATTTGTTCATTTTTAATTTTTAATTATCCAAATCTATAATAAATGGTTGACTCATTAGAAAAATCTTTAAATTTACTTAAACAAGTAGTAAAAATTCTCAGGGATTACAAAGAGGAAGGGTGTGAAAAAGATAAACGAAGAAATAAATATCTTGGGTGGAAAATGAGTTATAATTGTAAATATGAAAAAGAATTTCAACAAGTTCTAAACAAAATTAATAAGCAATTGGAAACCAAAAGCCCAAAACGTCGTTCTACCCGTCGTTCCCGAAAAAATCAAAAACGTCGTTCTATTCGTCGTTCCCGAAAAAATCAAAAAAAGTAAATTACTTTTTTTTCATATAAAGATGAAAAAATTTATATGAAAAATGCCACTTTTAGAATATATTTTCCGAGATGCAAAGAATGGTCTACGTTCAAAAACAATGAATTTTAAAACACAAACAAATGAAATTACAATTTCCGATCTTGATATTTGGAATTATGATGGAAGTTCAACGGATCAAGCTGAAGGACACGACTCGGAAATTCTTTTGGTTCCGATTGCTTTATTCAAGGACCCGTTTCGTACACAAGAGAGTCATAATGAACCAAATTATCTAGTTTTATGTGAAATGAAAAAATGTGATGGAACTTTGTTCGAACAAAGTTCATGGAGTTATGCAAATGATATTTTTAAAAAAGATATTCCAGCGGCGCCGTGGTTTGGAATCGAGCAAGAGTATTTTATTATTGACAATAAAACAGGATATCCGCTTGGATTTCCAGACAATGAATCTTCCGTAAGGCAAGGTCAATATTACTGCAGTGTTGGCAGTCGAAATGCATTCGGAAGAGAGTTTGCAGAGGAACATTTTCAATTGTGTTTAAAAGCTGGTTTGACAATGAGTGGGATGAATGCTGAAGTGGCTCCGGGGCAATGGGAGTATCAGGTTGGTCCATGTGAAGGGATTGAGTGTGGCAATCAAGTTTGGATTTCGCGTTATATTTTAGAGAGACTTTCGGAAAAATTTAATTATACAATTTCTTTACATCCAAAGCCGGTCACGGGGGATTGTAATGGTTCAGGTTGTCATACGAATTTTTCAACAAAATTAATGAGAGAGGGGAATTCCATTTCCCAAGATGAAGAAGCTGTTTGTCGGAGAAAAGGTAAATGTTTGCAATCAAAAACTGGGTTGGATTTAATTAACGAAGCAATTTGTAAATTAGAAAAAACTCATAAAGAACATATGGAATTATATGGTTTTGAAAATGAGAAACGGATGACAGGCGAACACGAAACTTCAGATTTCACTAAATTTTCATATGGAGTTGGAAATAGAAAGGCTTCAATCCGAATTCCCAATAAAACCCAAGTAGATAAAAAGGGCTATTTTGAAGATAGACGTCCAGGATCAAATATGGACCCATATTTAGTTTCGGCAAAATTATTTGAAACATGTCAGTTGAAATAATTTTTAAAAATAGGCATTATAGCCTTCTTGATGGCCCTCATAACGAGCAATAGCTTTTCGCATATAAAAATCAAAATCGCAATCAGACATGTCATCTTTAAAAGTTTCCCAAAGATCTTGTCGAATTTTTCCCAAATTTTCACGAAAAAATTTGAGAAAATTAAATCTCGAAGAAATACTTTTCCCATCCGTGAGTAACATCATTTCGTTAATAACTTTTTCTTTAAAATCTTCATCTGGAATTTCTCTTAATTTTGAATTTAATCTTCCAAATAAATTTCCAGCAATTTGTTCTTCGTAAGATATTTTAATACTCATATCAGTGAACCCAGACAAAGAATTCACTAATCTAAATGCATATCCAGTAGAACATTTTCCGGACATATCCAGAAGTTCTTCCAATACCCGTGTTTTTAGTTCTTTGGTTAATTCAGGTTTCTGTCGGATAATATAATTCCAAACTTTTACCAGTATACCTTTTAAAGTTGTATGAAATTTTCCATATAAAGCTCTATCACACTCAATCCTATTTAATGCGATTACAATTTGTTTGTGACGATTTTCAATATTTTCCATCTCAATTTTAAGCAAGCTTTCAATTTCCGTTCTTACATTATCGTAATCAATTGCATTGGATAAATGAATTCCCGAAAGATATTCAATTATATCATCCGCGCTTTTCTCGATTGCAGTGGAATGAACATTTTCAGCATTTTGATAAATACTCCTTACATTGCCATGGCGCCGTCCTAATGAATTGATTATATCTCTGGCGATTGCTGTATATTGCGGGGATTGACTGTAATGTAATAAAACGTCTGCAGCATCCGCGCGAAGATCGTAATCCAGATTATAATCTTCAGCAAATGTTCGGAGTTCTTCACTTAAGAAAGTTCCAATGTTATTAATATTATTTTGCGCATATTCCAAACAGTTAGCATAAATATTTTGAATTGCTAATATTTTGTATTGAGTTGAATTATGAGAACAATTAACAAAATCATAACATAAAAAGAATGTACATTCAGTAATCACTTCTGGTGTTAATTCTGAAATATTAGCCAAACTCAGAATTATTTTATATCTATAATCATTTTCCAGTTCTTGGGAATTTGTGATTGAGCATAAAAGTAGTTTTGCTTGTTGTCGGAAATTTGGTTGAACTAACAAGTTTTTAGTATACTTTATCCGACATGGAATTGGTAATGGGTCTTTTAGATCTTCTGCTGTTGAATCTAATAATTTAAAAAGAATTTCAAAATGTTCGTCACATGGTTTACTTTCACATAATGTGTTCCCAAGTTCTAATTTATATAATAATTTTACATTACTTTTCAAACAAATTTCAAAAAGAAATTCCTCGAGGGTTTTTAACTGACTGAAACTATACATAGTATTTAAACGAGTTATAATTTCAAAAATTTCATCGCCCAATTCTAAACTCGCTTTATCCACCAATTCAATTCTTTGTTCAATCGGAATATCAAAATCAAAAATTTTTTCTTGTATACAACTATCTTCATTTGTTAAAATTGTTGAATAACTTTCTTCTGTATCCAACCCTTTGCAATCTGTGATTTTAGGTTCTTCCATAATTTTAATAAAAACCGCTAAACTTTATATATTAATACAATGCCCTGTCAAAATTCTTAAGGGTTTCTAAAAATCTAAAATTTGTTTCTTTAACCCCAAAAGCATAAATAAAAGTACCCCAAATTAAACTTTCATTTGGAATAATTATATCATTTTCTTTTAATTTCCCCCCCAATTCTTCAAAATTCCAATTTTCTTTTAATTGAATAACAATAAAATTTGCTTGTGTTGGAATGAAATTTAATTCGAGTTTTTTAAGTTCATTATAAATAATTTCTTTTTCAGTTATATAATGATTTTTTATGGATAATATCCTCTCCGTATTGTCCAAAACTTTATGAATCTGCTGTAAACCAAATTCATTAAAGTTTTTCCATAATCGGGTTTGTTTTAACAAATCAGAATAAAACTTATCTGCAATTATATAGCCCATTCTAGAATCCCCAAGACCAAAAAACTTGGAAAATGTTCGCAACCCAATTACTCTTGGAATCTCATTATGACCCATGGCAAGATAATCACTCGTCGAAAAAATCTTTCGAGACGGAAGTGTACAACCGGGTGATAAAAAATTATCAGAAAATTCTATATAACATTCATCAATTACTACGATTATATGTTTTGGAAGTTTTTTTAGAATGGTGTTTATTGTATGTTCGTTGATCCCAGTCCCAATTAATGACATTGGGTTGGTGATTAACACCATTTTGGTTTTTGAAGTTAAATTTTTATAAAGTTCGTGAATAAAACAATTTTGAATTGTTTTTATATTAACTCCCCGTTGAACTAAAATTGGATATATAAAAGAAAAAGCTTGGGAAACAATAATAACTTCATCTCCCTGATTCAAAAAAATCTTTGCAATCGTGTCAAAACATCCAGTGATACCACCATTCATCAATGTTACATTCCCAGAATTTGTATGCAAGTAACGTTCGATATGTTCCTCTGTTTCTATTAACTTTTTTTGCAATGGATACTTTGTTCCCAAACAATTATGACCCATACAAAGATGTTGATTTTCGTTTGCAGAATTTTCAAAATCATCAAATTTTTCAAACAGCACCCCTAAATTTTTAATTAATGAATTTGACCCCGGGTGTTTAATCTCCATTCTTGGATTTAATCTAAATTTTTCAAGAGAATAAGTTTGTCCCGTGCATTCCATGAAATTTTCTTTTAAAATTGCAACAAAACAAGGAATTACAATTTCGGGGTTTTGGGCTTCCACTTTAATAGGTAAACCATAATCAATTCCTTTGGTCATATCCGTTTTTATCGGTATATCAATACATAGATTTGAAATGCTAATTTTATTTTTATAAAATTTTCTCGCTGTCATCATCGAAAAATTACTTAATGCTTCCTTTGTCCATGCATAATTAAGTAGATTATCATTTCCAAAATTATAATCACAATTTGTAGTAATAACGATTATTTTTTTAATCCCTCTGATAGCAGCCTCTTCAATTAAATCAATATTTGCTAGAAGGTTAACTTTTATTTCTTTTTGTCGTTCTTCTTTATCCTCAACTGTATTTTTCCCTAGATATCCTGCATTGCAAACTAGTACTGTTGGTTTTTTTTTAAACAATTCGACAGCGCTATCTAAAAATTCGGTTGCTGAACAAGTAGTTATATCTTTGCAAAGATATCCCCCTGGATTTAAAAACGTGGGTATTTCTGAAGTTCCATTAAAAATTACATTATGACCTTTTGTTTTCAAATAAAGGCCTAAACATTTTCCAATTCCCCTTGAACTACCTGTTATTAAAATCGTTTCCATTTTAATAATAAAAAGTCTTTTTTTTAATTGAATCATTTGGATTTTAGAAATGAAGAAATTTTTTCAAAGATGTAAAGTTCTTCATCTGATAAATCTGTAGATCGTGCAACGGGGAATTTGATATAATCGTGGATTATTGAATAAATTGCAATAGCGGTTTTCTGTACATTTAAATTTGTACTATTAAGTAATCCCGAAGGTATAACATTTATTCCGAATTTTTCAGGTTTCAATTCATTAATTTCCGTTTCTGTTTCTGTATCCCACCATTCTGCATTACGGATGAAATTAATTCCAGAAATATCTTTATAGTATGGAGGTACGTAAATACAATTCTCTGGGCCCGGTTCAATATTTTGTGGAAAATCGTCAAGTATAAAAATAGATTTTGTATTCTCACTATCAAATTTCCTCGTTACCAATCTCATATCTTTCAATGTTCTTCCGTCTTCTGAAAAAGAATATGAGTTTTCTCGTGCAAAAACTTGGTCAAAAGTATCATCAGGAACTTGGCAAAATTTACAAATTAATGTTGCCATAAAATCAACATATCCATTCAAATTTGATGCACTTGTGAAAATACAAACAGTATGCAGTTTTCGGGAATCTTTTAATTCTTTTAATGTTTTAACTAATGTTTGTAGTCCAGGTCTGAACCCTCCGTATTTAAAGTAGTGTTCAATACAAATTTCACAACTTGGTTCACTCGAACAAAACTCTTTCCAGATTTTCCAAACAACACTGAATCTTCCCAAATCCCCTATTGTTTGATCAAGATCAAGAGCAATACCATTTATTTCTTGACCATTGTCATCGAAATTTTGAGTCCAACAATCTGGACTTTGTTTTTCATAACTTTCTTCGTCAATAATTTCCAATTTTAACATGTTTAACTTTAAAAAATAATATTAATTAATGTTCATTTTTAAAAATGGGATTATATATTAAATCATTCAATCATTCTTATAATAATACTTAACGTGGGTGTATCCAAACTTTTAACTAAATGCCACCAATCATGTGGGATTCGAATCCACTGACCTGGTTCAAGAATAACTTCGAAAATTTTCGCTTTTTTAAAGTCTGGAAAGATTTTTCTCCATTTCTTTCTTACATTTGTATCTGTTACATCTTCGTATACTTTAGAACGTCTAAACATAAAACTGTCGTGTGGATATGGAATCATATACTTGTTATGATTAGGTTTAACGAGTAAAATCTTTTTTCTTCCTTGAAGTTGTAATAAAAATCCATCAGATGTCATATCATAATGAAAATTTGTAGTTCCGCCGGCTTTTGATAAAAACCAACTAAAATTTTTGATAGTTTTTGAGGTAATCCAATTGGGTAAATTTAAATCTTTTTTAAAAATTTCAAGGTATTCGTCCATATTTTTTTTACCTCCGTATGGAATCCTAAGATAAATTTTATCATTATTTGCAAAAGAATTAAAACCTTTTGAAACAGTACTGGTTTCTTTGCTATTGATAACAGGAATATTGTTATAAATTATTATTTTTCCGGTTTGGGGATCCCGTTCAAAAAATCGATTCTGACTATCTTTAGTTTGCAAAATTTCTAAATCTCTGTTTGGAGTTGTAAATAAATGCCCTTTAAGGGATTTTAGGATGTAGCAAAAACTTTCATCGGGGGTTTCCAATTGTTGTGCATATTTTTCTAAACCGTTAGATTTGAAAATAAAATCTTTGGATTTCATAAATTCTTGAACAATGAATTTTCCGATACTTCCTTTTTTAAAATTTTGTTGAATTTCAACAACGTTGTTAAAATTCATCGAACTGAAATCTGTCGGATATACTTTCAAAAAATCTGAAAATTTTTTTTTAGAAATTAATGAAATTATGCCATAAGTAATTATAAAAATTAAAAGGAAACAAAGGAAACAAATAAAAATTAGTTTAATTTGTGATTTTTTAATTTTAAGCATTTATTGATTTTTGTTTTGATTTATTAAATGATTTATAATTATAATTTTAATAAGGTAAATAAATAATTATGGATTTACCTGTTTATATTAAACGAATTTCCACTTCGAGTAATGAATTATGCAAATATCACAGTTCTCAGATTATTTACATTTACTCATTACATAAAATAAAATTCTTAAAATTCCGAGTTTTTCATATTTTACAAAAATTTCTTAACGAGTTTGTAATTATTTAATTTCTTTTTTGTTAATATATGAAAATTAACAATATCTTTCTTTTGATACTTTTGTTTGGTTTATTTGTCACATCTCACCCACATAATGAAGTATTACCTAATATAAATTCCACATTCGAAATTGGTGAAATTTCATGGACCACTCCTTCTTGCGAGAACCCAATTTTAATTGGGAAAATTCTTTTACAAGATGCAATTCCATTCCTCTCTCCTCTTGGGGTTGATTTTTGCGGAGCTGAACATTGCTGGGAAACAAAAGATTGTATTAAAAATTATGAAAAAGCCTGTAAACACCAACCAATTGAAAAATGTTCTCCTCCATGTCAAGAGGGTAAAACCAACTGCGAATTACCAAATGTTTATAAACAAACTATATCCTGTAAAAAAGGATTTTATACAAAAAAATGTTTTTTCGGAAATTTCCCATTTTTTAATAAAAATGGATGGATTTGTGGTTAAAAATCATCTCAAACTATAACCTTTTCCTGAAAAAGGTATAAATTTTCCGGTTTCTTCCTTGTTTGACGTGTCTGTTTCCGACCCGTTTTTATCTTTTTCCGAATTGACGGTTGAATTTAGAACTGGTCGTTTTAAAATCACAATTTCCGTCCCATCGCTCAGAATATATCGCTTATTTCCATCATTAGATGCTTTACTAGTAATCTCTTCTTTGATATACACACCGAATTTCAATGGCCAAAGGGCTTCTGATGGCCAATCATCGGGTTTGGATTCAACATAATCAATGGGAGGTAAAAATTCCACTTGTAAATCTGTTGAAATTATACTTACAGATTCAGCTTCCAAATCCGAGGAAAATAAATTTGACACAAATAGTTCAATGGTTAATTCATATTCTTCGATACCAACAGTAATTGTTGTTCCTGTGGTCAATGTTGCAAAATTTTTAATTGAATTTTCAAGAATGTCTTTGTGGTTCTCAAGAGTAAGGAATAAAGAATCTTGAGGTTGTAAAATAACCCGAGTTCCGACCGGAGGGTGAGTTAATTCGATACTAACAAAATCACCCGGACTTTGAATATACAGGTTTTGAAAAATCCATTCAGGGACGATTATCATTTCTTCATTATCATCAGCGAATGATTGAACAATAGTCGTAATTCCTTTTGGATTTCTTTCGCTTGTGATTTTAAAAATTAATAATGGAATTTCTTCGGTCTGAATTTCCGAGAGTACACTTGAAGGTAAAATAATTTTGTCTCCTTTAAGTTCGGTGTGGGAAAAAATGCTTGGGAAACATTTTAATTGATTAAGCATGAAAAGATGAATTTTATTTATATATTAAATTCATCTTTTTAATATATTAACAAATCATTAAAGAGTTTTTGTTTATGACTTTACAAAGTTTAATTTTTTCAGTTAAACTTAACTGTGTGTCCAAGGGTGTGTGTGGCCCAATGTAATTTTAATAGCATGGTTTTTATTATTCTGAGATTTTTTTTACAACCGCGTTGATAATAATCAAATTTTTAAACTTTTTATTAAGAATAAAATCAATAAGCATGAAAAAATTTTAATTTCTATAACACCGAATGCTTGGGTGAAGATGAAAGAAATTGGTTTGGGAACCAATAAAAATTCTTTTTTGTTTTCCGTTAGTTCAGGTGGGTGCGCTGGTTTAAATTTTGATTTTAGAAATGTTGACTTTTCAGAAATTCGCGAAATTAGTAAAGATTCGAAAATCAAAATGGCGAAAATAAACAATGATGGAATTAATGTATATGTGGATCCACTATCTGAAATGTATTTAATCGGAACAACAATTGATTATGTAAATGAAAACTTTTCAAAAGGAATCTTTGAAAGCAAATTCCTTTTTCAACCGGATAAGAATTTTGCAGGAGGATGTGGATGTGGAACATCCTTTTATTTAAAGGATGATAACCAAAATTGAAATTTCTAGATAAAAACCGTTCTTTAACACCAAACTTAACAATGAGGGTTATTTTTAACATTCAAAGTTTATGTATTATGGTAAGTTCGGCCTATTCCGTGGATATTCCGCATTTGGCATATTTTTATATTAAGGATGGGAAATTTATTGGAGATGATGCAACTTGTGAGACTGGGAAAATAGAAGGAGATTTATCGGTTATTGTGTGCGATTCTTTTAAAAATTGTTTCCCCAAAAGAAGTTTTTATATAGATAATGGTAAGGAAATTTCCTTAACAAATTATGTTAAACTAAAATGTATGAAATCCAAGTGTCATTTGTACCTTCAACAAATTAAAGTTCCAAATTTTTTGGAAAATATTTATTTCTTGGGTTTAATTGGAATTTTAACGTTGATTGCGGTGCAAATTTGTTTACCAGAAGCTTCTGATTTTCGTTATAGTGAAAATGGATAATTCTCCAAATTGAATTTAAAATAAAAATTTATTTTAAATAAAGAATGAAAGAAGAAAGTTCGTACATTGGAAAATTTTGCCGAATTAAAAGAGAGGGAAAGATTTTTACTGCCGAAATTATCAGTAAAATGGACATGGGTGAATTCTGGGAAATAAAATTCCTCGATAATATTCGATGGATAATCAATCTGGAAAAAGAGTTAAGAGAAAAGAGTATTTCCCTTTGTCCAAAACACGAATTACCAATAAAAATTGAAGTTAATTCAAATAAAAATTCTCCTGATTTGCCATGTGAAACAGGTAATTCATGTGAAAATGGTGACGGACTCCCAATAAACGGTATTGAAAATTGCCCAGGTGACATTGTGGAATATATGAATTCGAATGTTGTTAATAAAAAAAACGAGAAAGGTTGGTTATCGGATGAAGAGGATGACAGAGTTTTCAAGAAACGACGAATTTCCGAAAATGATGGAAATAATTTTCAATGGGGGAATTTATCCGATTTTTCATCTGTAGATTTGGACCGAATGGATAAATTTATCTTGGAAAGTTTTAAAAGGAAAGAAAGTTTAGATAAAAATTGGGAAAAAATTAAAGAATGGGTTGAGTTTTGGAAGAATACTGAAAAAATTAAAGAATTGAAATATGTTCGATCTTTTGAACAAAACCAAAAAACAAATTTATATTCAGGCAGTTCAACTTTTGCAGCAAATAAGAAAAAATATGCAATGTTATGTTTAAAAGATTGTGACACACAAACACAAATTAAAGAACAATTGATTGAAATTGAAGAAATTAAAAATGATATTGTTTATAATGTTTTGTTTAATTTGAGGGGGGGTATGGAAGAAAATAAAAGATTAATTCAGAATTCGTGGGAATTTTTCCAAAAAGTCGAACAAAAAGAGAAAAAATTGCAAACGGAAGTCAAAGTTGAAACGGGGAGAACTTCCTTCTGTTCTTTCTTACTATTTAGTTATGGATTTGTTTTTTTATTGGCAGGATTTTATAAAATTGTTGTTTAGAAATACGTTTTCAAAAATGATTTTTTTGCACTAATTTCTAATAGAAATTAGGAATGGCAGGTAAAAATGACTCAACTTTTTACAAGGAATATGTAACTTACTTTATTTTTTTATTACAACAAAATTTGGAAGAATTTGAAATGAGTAAAAATCAAATTTCCAAAATTGAACAAAAATTACTTTGTAAACGCGCGCCAGAAAAATCTCAAATTAAAATATGGGCTAACAAAAAATCCGAACAAACAGCAGATTCACTTGGAATTTCAGCTGAAGAAATTCGAAAAATCGTGAAAACTGACAAGCCATTGAAGCTAAAGGATGTATATATGGCAAACCAGATTATTACTTCGGTCCCTGACAGTCCGATTTCTCGAATTCGAGACGCTCTTGAAGTGTAATTAAAGAAATTATAACAAAAATCGATAATTAATATACAAAGTATATTAATTTTTAAAATTGGAAAAATTCAACCATGTTTAATTTCTTTTTGCACGTGAAGTTTTCCGTCTTTTATTTGGGGAATTACGTCTTTTACGCCGCTCTTTACTTTTACGAAGGAAAATTTCAAAACACATTTGAAAAGCGGGTTGTTTTTCAAAAAAGTTTCTTCTTGATATTTTGCGTCGAGATTTTCGTTTTGGTGATAAAGCCATTTTATTTAGAAAATTTAAATAAAATTTCTAATTTCTTTCAAAATTTCCAATTACTTTTAACATCTTCAGCCCATTCAAATTTTTTTAATTGTTGTTTATTAAATAATTTTTCTAAAGGAATCGATTTCCTCTTTGAAAATGCAACTGTAATTCTCGGATCGATATAATTCTGTTTTGATGTCCCTGTAGCCACACTTTTCAGTTTCCTTTTTGCATCTAATTTTACTCTTAGATCTTTAAGTTTTTCTTTTTCTTTACTTAATTTTGTGATTAATCCCTGGCTCTTACGTCGGCTCTTACGGTCCCTAGAGTGATTAATTTCAGATTGTTTTTCTTTAATAGATTGTTGGGTTTTGGAAATTTGGGATGTGATTTTTCTAATTCCTTCGTTAAATGTGGATGAAACCTTTTTTGTATGATTACAAGCAATTGCAACATCGGCATTTGCTTTATTGACTTTATTAACCACTGTTGGAATCTTTTCATTTCGGGAAATTTTTATTTTATCAACTGAATTTTGATAAATTGTCGAGGCATTCATAGTACGGAATACTTTTGCAGTTAAACCTGGCATAAAATTTTTTAAATAATAATTCACATCTTTCGGAGTAATTAAATCAAATAAAAGATCTTTCGGTTCCTTCCCTTTTTCACAAAGTTTCAATTCTTGATAAACACTCTTTGGAACTTCCAACTTCTTTTCATATCTTACAGAATCTTTTCCCAAAAAATCTAACGCGATTTTATATGGCGGAGGATTCGCACCCAGTTTAATATGCTCAACTCTTAAAGATGTTACGCCAACTGTATCGGCTTCATCACTGCTTTTCTCATTTCCTACGCGTAATAATAGTGAATCAATAAGATATAAGGCTGTAGCTAATTGCTTTCTTTTTGTAAAAGCCTTTCCAATACCCACCGAGTCTAATATGTCCATATAATTTTGCCGGATTGCCTGAATGAAATTTTGTTTTAAATCTCGAGCTAAATTAAATTTAGCTTCGTCGGACTGACTTTTAAAATCTGCAGTTGGAGCCAAATAAACATACTTTACACTTCCACTAATCGGATCTTTCCAACTTGCTAACCATTCTTTACATGGGTCATGAATTATATGTCCCCAAAACTGACCTGCAGGTAATTTCGGAATCGACGCACTTGCCCCAATATTGATAGTTACATCTTTTGGTTGGATACGGGTTTTAATCATTCCCATTTTAGGATGTTTTCCGCGGCCCATAAAAATAGATGCAGGTTCTATAATAAAATTTCCAACATCTTGTGGTTTTCCATCTACATAAGCAGTCTTGAATGGGGCGTATTTTAGTTCTTTTTGATCTTTTTCATATCTCTTTCGCGATCTAGAAATATTTCCCTGTAAATCTTTTTTTGTTTTGGTATATTTAACAAAATTTTCAAAAGAAAGACCGCTGAATTTTTTAATTAAACTACCTTTTGGTAATAATTTTTTAAAATCATTCCAAAAATTTGAATTAAATGTTTTATTTTTAGTATAATTTTGATCTTTAATCATACAAACACGGGCATAAAAAAAAGCCGCCTCTTCCGCATGCGGAGTTAATTCGATTTCAAGTTTATTTCCATTTTGATCTTCGTAGGTTATTGGAATTCCAATTGGAACATATTCTTCCTGAAACATTACTCCATTATGTTCCAACGTTTTCCATTTTTGTTCACACTTTCCAGACTTTCTTGATTTTTCACTAATCCTTGATTTTCGCGATTTCTTTACCCGACTTTTACCCCTCCGACCGTGTTTACGCCGGGACCTTAGCCGACGACTTTGTTTACGACGACTAACCCTCCGACTTCTTCTTTCCCTCATTAAATTTTATACATATAAACATATTAATAAAATTTATATAAAATTTATTATCTACACAATCCGTCCTTGTAAAAATCTTTCACATGCATCTCTAAAATGTTTTGTTACATAGTATTTCCGATAATAATGCATTATAATACGAGCTGCATGTCTTTTGTTGGTTGTGCGCGCGTCCGTCATTATAATGTCAATTATTTCATTTGGTACATGAAAAGAATCCATACATTTAATTGCACAATAACATATTTCTGATTCTTTATCTTTATAAATAAATTTTTTTAATGGTTTTGTTATTTGCAGTAAATTTTTCATTGTTTTAAAGTAGTCTGTTGCGTAAACAAGATCGTAGATATTGAAAAAATATAATTTTTCAGTTTTTAGCAAACTTTTCCATTCTTCGGATGAGTACATAAGTAGGTGAATATGTTTATATGATCATATTCATATAAATTTTTCAAAAAAAAAAAGATGAAATTAAAAATTCGGTTAAATATTCATAAGATTGTTGCTTCCTTAAATTTACATGGAAGATCTTTGTGATGATTTGATTATCCTCATTTGTAATGAAAATCTTTTAATGAAACTATTACTTAGAAAAACTTCAAAAAGATTTTTGGAAATTTCTTTCTTAAACCCCGAAAGAAATTATATTAATTCTTTACTTTTCTTTTGTCAAAAGAATGATATTTTTATAAATAGAAACGTGGAAATTTTATTTGAAAATATTGACAAAATGGTAATTGCATGTTCCCAACAACCCCTTATTTGGTTCGGAAATAGGCAATTTCAGCCAACTGATACATTTTTAATGAATTTACCTTTAATTGAAGATATTAAATTTGAAAAAACCCATCTCTCTCCAACCTTTATAGGTTTAATGGTTGGAGATACCTCGAACATCAAACCGGAACTCACTAGTCACGGAGTTCAGAATATTAAATACCAAAATTTAAGAATTCAATCTTGTTAATTTTTTTGAAGAATAACTCCGAAATTATCTTTTTCAAAAAAGATATTTTCTTTTGTAATTTTATTAAAAGGTTCAAGTAATTCATCCAACTCGCCAATTTTAAACAGATGATAGTATCGTTCAGCAATAACATTTCCGCTAAATTTGTTTTTAAATGGAATGAATGAATCCTGTTCATCAGTTTCGTCTTTCTGACTCCAAACTTGAATTAATATTCTGCCACCTGGTTTTGTAACTCGAATTAGTTCAGATATTGCTTTTTGTCTTCGTTTTTTTGTTGATAGGTGATGGATAACGGCAACCGACATTGTGTTATCAAAAAAGTTTGTATAACTTTTTGGTAAATTTGTAATATCGCCAAGAAATAAATCACCAATTTGAATTGAATTCTCCCGATTTTTGGCTTTTGCAATATTCACCAAGTTTTGGGAAATATCACATCCATATGGCACAAGATCTTTCCTGTAAAATAAATTTTTTCCATTTCCACATCCAGCTTCAAATAGTAACGAGTTACTTTCAAGCGAATTTAAAAAACGTTTTACACTTGGCCAAACTGAATACCGGGTATCATCAAATTGACTTGCGATTTTTTCATATGTCTCAATAACATACTTTCTTTCAATCTTTGGAAATGACATTAAAATTGTTAATAATAAAAGTTATAATTAAATAATTATAACTTTTTCATTTTTATAATCGGGTTTTCCTTAACGATGTGGACTTAAAATTAATATTAAATAATGAAAACGACTTGTTTAAACATATTTTTTATTTCCCAAGTTTTTTAAATTTTAATTTAACTTGTTTTAAAGTTCTTGAATGCTTGACGATATCTTCAAATTCGCATAAGGAAGAATTTGGAAATTTTTCCCGAAAAATCGCAGCACAAAAGATTCCATCCAATTTTGATTTTGCATTCCAAAAAAAATTATTTTTCCTCTTAAATTCTGCATAATCAGATTTGTAGTTTAGCGCATTTAAAGTACCACATGACGTTCTTTTGCTTGAAAGATACTTATTTGGCATAGCCTTTGCCATTTTATCAGCAAAATCCCATTTCCATTCAGCAATTTGATAAAAAATATTCTTGTCACTACAACATGATAAAGCATCTGAAATTGATTGATCACCGGTTAAAAGGATATCCTTAACGGATGCGTGGATTAAACCTATCATTAAATTATTTGGGACTGGAAAAATTTCACCTCTAATGGTTAATAAATTATCTAACGAATTATCAAAGGAAATTCGTTTTGAGCTTTTGGAAATAAAACGAATACCTCCCCAGTATTTTCTTAAAATATCTAAACTTTTCTTTCCTTGAAGTTCAACGAAGGCGATTTCAGGGCAAACTATTTGGAATCGATGATTTTCTTTACTGTATTTAGCGGATACAAGTTCAACAAAACTTCGTAAGCATTTTTCCATTCCATGTATGTCAGCGATGTAGATAAGGGCAAAGTCGCCATATTTATCCCTTTTAACTAATTTTTCAACGGCAGTTTTATCAATATTTGGAATTGGGTTATCCTCGATTAAAATACCAAGACGTTTTTTTCCAACTCCTGTGTGAAAATCGAAATCTTTTGTGTCATAGTCATTATATTCTGAAAAAAAGAATGTATTAAATTTGGTTGCAGTCGGGGCCAGGTTTCTTCGAATATGTTCAATTTTTGGGTCAAAATCAAAAGACAAAGGAGCAATAAAAAATAAATCAAAATCTTTTGTTGGAATTAATGTATTACTATCAGGGTCATAAACTCTAAGATTTGCAAGAGATCTGCACTGACTTACAGTTTTCGAACTTTGATTTAGTGATGATAATTTGGCCATTTTAAATGTTGAATTTTGTTTTTGCAGAATTGCAAATCTTTCAGGATTTGTAGTTGCAAGAGTTAGTGCAACGTTATATGTTTTATCTAAAAAATTGGCCAATTTTTTTAAAAAAACTAAATCTCCAAAACCGTTACACGGGGCGTTAATAATAAGAATTTTCAGTTTAAAATTAGGGAAAACTTTAAGACAATCACTCTTAAACAATTCTTCGGGAATTTTAAAAAGTCCTGGAAATTTTTTAATTTTCTCAAGTTTTTCGAAAATTTTTTTATGAATTTTAGTATCCATTTATAATTTACGTATATTTTAAATGAAAAAAAATTTATCTTTTCATTTAGTAAATTAATGGGAAACTCTTCAACTAAAGAAAACTACGGAAAAATTCCGAACCAACAACATAAACCTCAACCTCAACCTCAACCTCAACCTCAACACCAACCCCAACCCGTTGTAATGTCACAGGACTACATTGGAAATGGGTGGGCGGCGTGCAACCCAAGCCATCGTTGTCATGATGGAACTTATATGTGTTCCCAGGCACATAAACATGGGTTATGTTTTGGGGAAGGCGTCCTTTAAATAAATAACGATTTTAGAACTTTATCCCGAGGGCCTTGGATCCCCATATAGCAAATAAAATTTGGGTTAATATAAAATTTGTTACATTTTTTATCGATTAATGATTTATTAAAATCGATATGTTCGCAAGAAAAAAAAGAATCATATTTTCCTTTTATAAAAGAGTTCATTTTATACAAGGTGAGTCCATTAAAAGCGGATGTAACGGGTAATAATTTTGTTTGACATGAATTAATTTTTTCATTCATAGATAAAAATTTTATAAAAGCATCATATATATTTACTTTCTCAGAAAATTCTCCTTCTAGCGATATGTATGCTAATGCATCGTACATCATAGTAACTCGACCCAATGTGCCAGGTAATTGAAATCGCCCATTCGCGGATATCATATCCCAATCTTTAAAGGAAAGGGAATTAAAAATTCCATCATTGTTATAAAGTCCTTCAAAATCCATATCAATTACAAGAGAATAATCAAAATGATGGAAATTTGTTTTAATATAATTTAGATATTGATTTCGGTAGAAAGCCATTTTTTTCATTCTTTTTTTTGAAAAAGTTCCGATTTCATATAATATTTCCGAGTTAATTTTACAATTTTTTGTAGCTCCTGGAATATTTTCACATGACAGAAGAATAATTTTTGGATTTTCCTTTCCTTTTTCAGATATAATTTCGCGCGTTTTATCGGAACTATCATTTTCAAAAATAACAATCCGATAATCTTTAAAATAATTTCCAGTTACTTCAAGTTTAGAGATGTTTTTTGAAATTACCGATTCAATATTTCTTGCCAAACCGCAAAAAATTATTGTCGATTGTTTAGCAATTTTACTTCCTAAATTTACTGTTTTTTTATAATCGCTTCCGTTTTCTAACCTGAAATCGTTACCTTTATAAAATTCTGGAAAATTTAATTTATGAAAATTTGTTTTAGTTAAAATTAAATACTCAAGAATAAAAGCAAAAATTAATAAAGCCAAAATTATTAATAGGATATAACCAAATTTCATTATTATGCATAAAATCCAAAATCTTAAATCAAACTTTATTAATGTAATTCAAAAAATAAGAAATTTTTGAATTACATTAATAAGAAATTATTTAAGAAAATAATTTCTTATTTAAAAGAGATGGAAGCCGAAAATACACAGTTTTCTGAATGTGAGATTTGTGCTGAAAAATTTACTAAATTAGTTAGGAAAAAGATAACTTGTAAATTTTGTGATTTTGCTTGTTGTAAAAATTGTATTCAAACACAGATTACAACTGAGTTTACTGATCCTGCATGTATGAATCCCGCTTGCAGGAAAATATTTTCAAGAGAATATATGAATGAAATTTTTTCCAAAAATTTCCTTGAAAAAGATTTTAGACGACATAGGGAAGAAACTTTGTTTATTCGTGAACAATCTTTATTTCCCGATGCGATGCCTCATATTGAAAGGGATATAATGGCCGAAAATCTTGAAAAAGAATCAGAGGAATTAGAGGAATCGATTATGGAATTACGATTAACAATTGCAAATTTGAGGAACGAAGCAAGAATTCGACGTCATCAATCCTATCAATTAAGAGAAAGAGGACTAGTGATCGAAGGTGAAGCAGAAAAAGTTCGAAGGAAATTCGTTAAAAAGTGTCCAAATGAAGGATGTGAAGGGTTTTTAAGTACACGTTGGAAATGTGCCATATGTAATACAAATGTATGCCCAGATTGTCATTGCGTGAAAGCTGAAGAGACCACCGAAGATGAAAATATTCATGTTTGTAATCCAAGTGATATCGAATCAGCAAAATTAATTTCGAAAGAATGTAAAGGATGCCCAAAATGTGGAATTGACATTTTCAAAATTGAAGGTTGTGATCAAATGTGGTGCACGCAATGTTTTACTGCATTTTCATGGAATACCGGTCAAATTGTTTCAGGCGTGGTTCATAATCCTCATTATTTCCAGTTCATGGCAAATAATGGAAATTTGCAAAGACAACCTGGAGATTTTCCATGCGGAGGTGTGCCAGGTGTCCATGATATAATAACGTTCTTCACTGGCATCAACCTTTCATATAGTTGCCCAGTTAGTGTTTTAAAATATAGGAAAAAAATGCTTACGATTTCGCGTTTTTTAACTCATTGTGAATTAATTGAGATCCCAAATCTCACCCTTAATTTAACCGATATTAACTTAAATTTACGAAAACAGTTTATTCGTAAACAAATAGATGAAAATAATTTCAAACAGCAACTAAGCCGTCGAGAAAGAGAAAATAATCGAAAGAATGAATTACGTCAAGTATTTGAAACATTTACACAGGCTGGTGGTGATATTCTCCGAAATCTAACCCGTTCATATGTCCAAAAGGTAACATTAGACGATTTATCAGCGTGTTGTGAAGAATTTTGGAAACTATGTGAGTTTGGGAACGAAGCATTTTTAAATATTTCCAAACTTTATAAAACAAAACCGTACCGTGTTGAATGGTATGATCAGCAAAATTTGGTTATTTCACGAACTTAAAATTCTGGATTAAAAGTTTCTTGTGTTTTTGAATTCCCCTTCATCCGATCCTTTTGCATACCTTTAATTTTTGTATATAATAGTTCACGTAATGAACTTGCAGCGCAATGTTCATGTGATTTTGGTTCGGAACAATTTCCTGAATTAGCTTTGGATTTTTTCTTAGTTTTTCGTTTAGGTCTAGGCGAACTTTCCATTTTTATAAATAATTTATTTTTATAAATAATTTATAAAAATGTGTGTAAAATAAAATGAGCTTTGGATTTCAAAATTTAGGAAATACCTGTTTTATGGCTTCTTTGTTACAAGCCCTTCTTTCAGTTAACCCATTAAACCATTATTTAAGTAAAAAAAAATCGGGTCATAAATTAGTTCAAGAATATATAAAAATTATAAAACTTCTAGAAACGGAAACAAAATTAGTTTTTCCGATAGATTTTCATAAAAGCGTTCAGAACCTCGCATTACGAAGAGGAAATAATGAATTTACTTCCTATAAACAATGTGATTCTCATGAATTTTTAATTTTTTTCCTAGATTCACTTCATGAATATTTAAAAAAACCAGTCGAAATTGAAATTGACGGAGTTAGTGAGAATGCAGGTGATGAAATTGCTTTAGAAGCAATGAAATCCTGGAAAATTTTTTACGAAAAGGGATATTCGAAAATTATTGAATTTTTCGGTGGGCAATATTTCTCAAAAGTAAAGAGAGGCAATAGTCCAACAACTTCGAATTCTTTTGATCCATTTACAAATTTATTTTTGGAAATTCCAATTGATTGTAAAAATTCGGTCTCTATCTATGATCTTTTTGATAATTTTACAAAACCTGAAAATTTATCCGATTTCGATGATGGAAATGTAACAACCAAAGAAGTTTGTTTTTGGGAACTCCCAGAATTTTTAATAATTTCTCTTAAAAGATTTACAAATAATAAACAAAAAATTACAATAAAAGTTGATTTTCCGATCGAATCACTTGATTTACGAAAATATCTTCAAGGTTATAATGAAGATGATGGTTTGTTTGATCTCGTAGCCGTTGTCAATCATATGGGAGGTTTGAATTCTGGACATTATACCGCATATTGTTATAGAAATGAAAATTGGTTAAATTTTAATGATGGTCAAGTGACAAATTTATCAAGAAGTTCAATTTGTTCTAATAATGCATATTGTCTTTTTTATAAAAAAAAATGTGTTTAATATAAAAATAATGAAAAGTGGAAATAAAAACGGTTTCAAAATTTTTATATATTGTTGTTTATTAATTTTTATTTTTCTATTGCTTACTGTAACAATTTTAAATATTATTTATGTGGAAGTTCCAAATACCAAAAATTTGAATCAAATGTTCAATGAAAAAATTAAAGAAGATAGAATATGTACTGATTATTTAAATCAAGTTACACATAAACCAATCTGGAGATTATGCATGCTTAATGCTTTTGTAATTTCGTTCATTATAACCTCGTTAAATATTGGAATTTTATATCTCAACGGAGGATTAAATAAACATAAATTTTTATATTTTCTAGTATTTTTTACTGTGAACTTGATTCTGATTTTTTCATTCACATATTTTATGGGCGGTTGGGTTAATTATCACGTAGTGAATCCGAAATATTAAAAAAAGATATTTACCAATAAATTTTATATCTTACTTATTAAAAAAAATAAAAATGAAAAGAT